CATCCCGGTTTCCAGCCAAGCGGTCTGTTTCTTTCATGCCACAGTCTCCTTTCCCGGTTTTCGCGCCCTTTTAAGGTCATGACATATATCACTCTAAAACCCGGAAAAGTCAACTACGAATGGCAAAGAAAAGGAAATCAGACCGCAGAAGATTCCTCAAGAAATTTCTCGAATTTTGTGCGTATTATGAGATAGCGGTTCCCGTTGTAAACTGCAAAACGGCCGAGGTTATCCTCTGCCAGACGTCTCATCTTTTTCACTCCGATGTTGAAATATTCTGCCGCCTCTCTCATGGTCAACATATACTTTTCTCCGACGGGAACAATCGTTTTACTTCCTTCTGCCGTCAAGTATTCATTTGCCATATGGCCACCTCCTTCAACATACGGAGATTTCTCTGCCTTTTTGATGGGGTATCTCAGGGCAAAAAAATAAGCCTGCGGGAATCCCTCTGATGAGACGCCCACAGGCTGTACAATCATTTACACTCTTTTTCCATAATCCAGGGAAATCCAGCCGTCACGGTTCTTCTGGTAGGATTTCAGAAGCCCCCAGCGGCTTGCTCCCTGTCCGTCCGCTTCCTCCACAATGGTAAAGACACCTTTGCCTGTGTACTTCCCGGTCTTGGCATAGTTCGTTCCCGGCCCTTTACGGATGTTCAGGTCGGAAATACTGACCTTTACCAGATACGGCGTAAATCCCGCCTGGGAGGTGTACAGCGCCTTGCCGGATTCATAGAACACGGAGTATCCCGCATTCTCATCGGCGCACCGTTTCGCATTGTCCAGGCTGTGGAAGGCTCCCTTCTGCGAAGCCGCATCCGCCCAGGTCTTCCGCACCCGGTACCAGACTTCCGTAGAAGATGTTCCGCCAGAGGTGCCGGTAACAGCTTTCAGGGTGGAGAGGATTTTCGCCCCGTACCCGGCTCCCGCAGCCCAGCCTTTCCCGGCCGGATTTTCCTGCTGTCCCAGCCACTCCACGTATTCCGCACAGCCTCTCGTGACATATTGAAACCGCGGGTCAATGCAGGGATTTTTCAGACTTTCCGTGGAAGCATAGGCTTTCAGATGCTGAATCTGCGCCCGGATGCCAAGCTGCGGGGTATCAAAGGAATTTCCCTTCAACCCGTTGCTGGTCACGCCCATCCCACAGAAGTTATTCTGATCCAGCGTGACCGCAGAGCCGGAGAAGGTAAAGTTCCCGGTCTCCAAACAAGACTGCGCAAAGGCGATGTCGCCCCGCACACCCTCTGTCTTTCCCTCGGACAGATACAGCGGGAGCATATCCAGGACGCTCTGCGCCACAGACGGGTTCTTGCCTTTGAGGTAGGCTTTCATCTGCTCCACCGTTGCAGCCGCAGCCCCCATGATCTTCGTATAGCCGCTGGTATTCCCGGACGTTCTGGACATGGCTGCTTTCACCGCCTTGCGGAACCCGTCCATTGTGTATCCCATGCCAAGCTGCGTCCAGAGATGCTCCGGGTCCCCGTGGTTGCTTGCAATCCCTCGGCTATGTCCTTCCTTGTGGCTGATGATTACCCCATCTGCGGTAGGGTTTAAGCCGTACTGCTTGCACAGCATGGCAAACAGCTCCACCGCCGCCTCGTAAGTCCTCTTTGCCACCGCTTTTGCTGTTGCCGTATCCGAGCAGGTAAAGTTCGAGCCTGACGTGTACTTGATACACGCAGGCTCGCACATCTCTACGCCGATATGGGTATTGTTCCCGCTGCCCCTGCTGCCGGAGCCGCAGTGCCATCCCCGGTGGTTCCAGGGAAGCGTCTGGTATACCGTCCCGTCATTGCCGTCAATGAAACCGTGGACGCAGGCATTGTCATAAGACGGGCTGTTCCAGGAGTTGATGAACACGGACGCCTTCGGCTGCGGGCAGCCCACGGAATGGAGCATCAGCCCCTTGACCGTGATCTTTCTCCCCGCCGTATAGCAGGGGTTCTTTGTCAGAATACTCTGTACTAACTTCATATCAGTTTCCCTCACTTTCTGAGCGGTCATGCAACTGCTCTAATACGGTCTTGATCTTCTCCGGGATGGGCAGCCCCAGGTGTCCGGCGTTCTCCAGAAGGCTCACGCCCTCATTGGAGAGATAGAAAAAGATGACTGCCGTGCGCAGAACCGAGCCGGTGCCGATGACCTGCACATCCAGGATGTTGGCGATCCCCACCAGGATGAAGATCAGCACCTTCCTGCAGATGCCCTTAAACCCCACCTCGCTGGACAGCTCCTTATCCGCCACGGCACACATCACGCCCGTGATGTAGTCCGCTGCCACGAACACCACCAGAGCGATCAGAAGCCCGTCGCAGCCGCCCAGGAAGTAACCGAGCCACCCTCCGATGGCCGCAAAAATGACTTGGATCGTGTTCCAGAATTCCTTCATAATTGAATCCCTCCTTTGAAATTTTTGTATGAAAAAAGCGGCTACCCCTAAGAACAGTCGCCAGTTTCCTGTTTTATGAAATTGCTCCGGGATGCCTTAAATCTGCTTCGGCAGATATTCCCACAGGCGCATATCCTCCTGCCCCAAAGACCACATACACATCCCCCGGAGTTTCCAGCGGTATGCCGCCTCATTCGCCCAATAGACCAGGGAGTCCACATCCTGGTAATAGAGGATGGAGAACCCGTCCGCATCCCCTAAAAACAGCCTCGCAATCCAGATGTTGATATCCTTCGGCATGACCGTAACGGTATAGTCGTTCCCGCATGAAAGCTCCAGCAGGCCGGAATGGAAGAAATCATAGTCCAGGGAGATGTCCTCGCTCCGTGTAGACGATTCCTCCACATCGGAAGTCAGCGTAAATACCTGGAACTCCTCATCCCAGATGCAGCCCGTGCGGACTATCCTGCCATAGCTTTGAACGCTGCCATCCGGCATCGTGACGTCAAACCGTTCATACGGCTCGTAGGTCCAGGTGTCGCCCAGGCGCAGAAGCTCGCAGACAGTCGTATTGTCTGACCGGTACCCGGCATAGCCCCCGGTAAATCCGCTGACCGTTGCCGTAAAGCGCAGGGTATAGGAGGAACCGGAATACACCCGCACCCGGTTCCCACGAATACGCATTTCCACCGTGTACATGGTAGGGTTGCCCCGCAGATTTGCCGCCGATGTCCTTGCAATCTCCTGGCTGTAGCTGCCAAGCAGCGTTGTGCCTTGATACAGCTCTACCCGCTGTGAGTCATAGTTTAAGCAGCAGAATAAATTTCCGCAGAATACCCCGGCCCTGCCGCTGCCGTTTGACGGGAACGCCAGCCTTGCCCGCAGATGAAGCTCCGTAAAGCCGTCATACTGCCATGCGAGCTGCCCGCTGCCCTCAAGCTGGGAGTACACACGCTCC